ATTTATTAATATTAGTTTCATCATTATACACTCCACTATAAGTTAAATCAGCAAATCTCAGAGCCTCTTTATATTCTACGCTGGAAGTTGTAAAAACTCTGTTTCCTAAATTAAATGATTTGCCATTTAACGCATCTCTTATTTTATAACTTTCAACCCCATTACCAAAGGCATAACAATTGAAAAATTTTGTATCAACTACCCCGGCTACACCTGCAGCTATATCTTGATTTGTTACATTACCACTATGATTACCGTTTGAATCAATAGAAAATGATTCATCGTTTTCAAACCACACATCAGGCAGTGCTTCAGCTGGCTCTGTTTCAAATACAACAACTGAATCTCTTCTAAAAACAGTAAATGTAATTTCAACACGAGATCTATATCTGCTTGATGAACCAGCATTATTACAGGCTTCAGTACCGCTTACTAATAAAGAATATGTGTTATCAGTCCCATTTTGATAAAACCTATAATAGTTATTTAGTAGTAAATCACTTGAGGTCGATGGGCTGTTTGATTGACCACCAAAAATGGTAAACATTGTAGAGTTACCTAAATTATCTCCTGCGTATCCATTAGATTGTGGAGTGCCTGTGGGTGAACCGGGAACTAAACCTGAAATAACAACATTACCAACCGGGTCGGAGGGATCTCCCGTCAAAGTAATCGCATTATTTTCTATAGCAAAAGCTGCATTACTATTAATGAACCATTGATACATATCTGTGTAAGTATCTTGCGCAATAAATTGTTCCTCTATCACACTCTCTCTTTCTTCACAGCCTCCGCCTCCACCCGCTCTTCTTTGTTTTATTTTCATTACTATTCTACTTCCGCTAGGCACATTGTAATTTGTGCTTGTAGCTCCAGATGTAGTATAAAAAGGATATGCTGCTACTGGATTTTCTTGAGGATTATCTGCTGTTTGCTGAAAAGTTCCTAAAGAGATAATATCATCAGCGCTTTCCTCAGTTGAAAAATCTTGAGAGTTCATCTTCATATATGTTCCTCCTGGAACAGGATTTCCACTTGCAGGCGTAATAAAGTCTGCAACCTGTGTTTGTTTTTCCAAAACAGTTGCAAATACACAAGATTCAACTGGACCGTTTGCATCTCTTTTTACAATTAATCTATCTCCTTCTTCAACTTTAGCAATATTATCTCCTTCTAACAATAAAAATGTATTATTAGAATTTGGGTCATTTATAAATATGCTTGAGTATATAGTCTCATAAGTTGTTCTATCTGGTTTCAAACAAAACTTATATCTTGTTGCCCAAGAAGGAGCTCTCTGAGTGGTTGGTATTGTGGCAATTATTTTATTTAAATTCTTAGAATTTCTACATGGAATGTTTACAGTATTATTATTACTAACTAAAGCTGTAGAAGATCTATTATATTCATCCATGTATACTATTCCCAATTCATAACCTCTATTGCTATGCAAACTTTGTAAATCTGCAGATGCCTGTAATGTAGCAGTTATAGATGTAAAAGTATTGTAGGATATAATCAAGTTGCTAGTTCCAGGCGATGTTTGTATGTATTGAGCTACAGGAAATAATAGTTGTATTTCAGTTCCGTTTAATATTGAACTAATCGGTTCACCTTTATTGGAAGATGGAGGAACTGAGCTTGTACTAGACGTTAATCCTGTTTGATTTAAAGAGTAACTAAACCCACCACCTGTTAAAGTTGGTGATAAAGAAAAATTAAACGCATCCGTTAAGGTTGTACCTAAGCCGTTTTGAGCATCTGAAACAGTTTGAATAGCAGAACTTATTAAACCAAATTTAGATTTAAAATCTGAGCTATTATATAAATCTGATACTGAAGAATAATTATCAACTAAAACATATTGGAAATTAATTAAGGTTTCTCCTTGTTGTTGAGTTGGAGTATCTGCTCCATTGTAAGATAAATGTTGATAGGTAAAAGAAAAATTTAAAGCTGCCCCTTGAACTAATTTGCTTTCAAATCCACCTAAATCAAAAGTAAAACCAGCGGTGGTTACGTTTAGAGTATTACCAAAAGCTGTATAATTAAATGCTAATGAATTAGAAGAAGTTAAATCTACTCCACTAGCATCTTGAGTGTCTAACGCAACTGTGTATTGCAAATTTAGTGGTAGATTGTTTTTATCAATTAGATTATATCCTTCTGTGTAATTACCATAAATTAATCTATTACCCATTAAAGTTTGAGCTTTAGCTAATCTTGGAACATTATCATATAACCTTTGATTTTTTAATTTTTTTTTTTTTTTTTATAGTAGGATCATTAGCCTCTTTAAATAAAATATCAATACCAACTACCAATGAACTTCCTGTATTATATGTAATTTGAACTGCACTTTTGGAATTTACCATTCCTTCATTCAAAAAACTATTTGGAGAAAATTCAAAAAAACTTGGTTGAAAAGCTGGTTCACTAAATTGAGAAACAGCGGAATACTCGTTATTAGCGTATTTATATCTGTAGGCAAAACAAATAAAATTATCTTCTAAAAAAGTGTCTTCTAGTGTGGTTGTTAATAAATTTAAAGTTGGTGCAGCAACAGGTGGTTGTTTAATTACTAATATTTCATCACTCGCAAACTGGTCTATGTTGTTAAACGGATCCTGGTAGTTAAAATCAATATTAATTACCCTCGGAGCATTTAAATTATCAGTAAAAAAAATTAAATTATCAATTTTATTTACACCAGTTATTAAAAAATTAGGATTAAAATTTAATGTAGTGCTTGTGTTGTTGCCATCATTAATACTTACTACATGATATATAATAGCACCTGTAATAACATTATAAGAAACAATTAAATCTAACTTTCCTGTTGCTCCTACAGTAAAGGCAGGGTCGTGTACAAACCAATAAATTGTTTCATTTGCACCATCTTGAAATGCTCCTATACATCTTGCTTTAGAACTAAGTTTTGTTCCATCTGTATATTGAAGAGAAGTAACCTGAACATTTCCTTTGGCATTTTCAACAGCACCTATTTCTGATTCTTCAGTAGAACCTAGTCTGACATTCAAAGCATCTATATACTCTCCGTTAGGAACAAGCCTTTCATCAAGGCTTTTGTTCATTCGGCCTGCTACAAAATTTCTTTGAATGTTTGCCATTTTATTTTATCCACTTATCTTCACCTCTAAGATTCATAAGCAATCTACTTGGGTGAATGTTACTTAATCTGATTTTAGCATTTCTTAATAAAGCTTGTTTGTTTTTTTTCTTAATAAAGCTTGTTTGTTTTTCCTTGCTCTATTAACTATATACTCTTGAACTCCAAATTTACTATTTAATAAAGCATACTGAATGTAAGCATAAATATATTCTTCAAATAATTTATTAACGCTTATTTTAGAGTCATCACCATTTTCCATTCCATCAGATATATACTGTAGTACACATTGTTGATTTGCCATGGTAGAATCAAAATTAATAACACCAGCCTTTTTATCTATAGTGAATGTAGGATTAAAATTTGCTGTTTCAGTATTTAAACCATATCTAGCTCCTATTCTTGAATTATAAATATCATCATCACAATCATTACAGATTGCATTTACATCTCCTTCTGTATCCTGATTTAAATAAATACTTTTTAATGCACCGCTTTTTCTTGAGGAATCTAAAGTAGATTCAATTGTTGACACATTATTGTCACCATCATAACCAAATACAGCAGTTGAATTTTGTAAATATTGAACAGCAGATTGGACTTGAATATTTTCTGTTAGTTCCCTTAAAACATTATCTTTTAAAAGATATAACTTGACCCAATTCACATAATCAGAAGGAAGTACATATCTTAAATCATCATAAACTTTTAACTCTAAAGATTTAATTTCTTTAAAAGCATCATAATTTAATTCTTGTATAGCTCTTTTAGCGTGAAATAGTATTTTATATCTATTCTCATTATTTATTAATGAATGATTTCCTGCATACATTAATTCAAAATTTGTTATAACTTCATCCAAACTCACATATTGGTATGATCCCCAATTTGTGTCCGTAGGATTAATTCCGTCGTTAGTATAATATTTTCTTTGATTTATATATGTCATAATTATTCTTGATTTTCTTTTTGTTCCTCAACTTGACCAAACTGATATACATCTCCTTCTCTAATAGATATACCTGCGTATTGTAATATTCTTGCAACTAAGTTATTAGTATCATCAATAGGTAACTCAAAGTCTTGATAATCGCTTTGAGTTTGGTCAAACACTGGTTCACCATTATATAAAGTTATATATGTCCATTTTGGATCTTTTGGATACCTTACGTAAGTTGCTTGAACATCTAATGCTCCATTAAAAGTTGTAGGAAAAATTGTCACACTATTTCCTTTTTGAGTATATGCTGGATATAAATCAGAAGGAGCAGTTAAAAGAGATTTATTTAATAAATTAATTTTACTATTGCTAACTTTTTCAGCTTCACCTTTTAATACCCCAGCGTTGTAACACAATATTTTATTTATTAAATAATAATCATCACCAGTAGTGGTTTGACTAGGTAAATAATAAATATTACTTACGTTTTGAACCAATGTTTTTGTTACCGCAAAGCTATCAATAACTTCTTCATATCCTAATTTTAAATCAGCATAACCTGTTCCTGATATTCTTGCGTTTTCTTCGTTTATCTGTTGATTATAATTTGTAAAGTATTCATCAAATATATCTAATTGAGCTTGTTTTGCAAACAAGTTAAAATCACTAGGAGATATATACCCGTAGTTATTCTTGTTTATAATAGCAAGTACAGTATTTCTTACAGAATTTATCATTTGAAAATCTTTTTACAAAGATACATAAAATAAAAAAGCACCTAAGATTTAGGTGCTTTCTCGCTGTCGATAGTAAAGGAAGGATTAAATCGTTATGAGACTGCTATTCCACTTACAGCATAAGGTAGGTTCTCTACATTATACGCTGGGTTTGTCCAA